GATCGGAGCGTCTGGGGAGGATTTAATGAAAGTGACGCGGCTTATTCCGGATGTTACATCATTGGAAAGCGCAGACGTTTACTTTACCACTAGACTATATCCTACTGCACCGGCAACTACGCATGGGCCTTTTGATTTATCCAATCCGACCTCAGTTAGATTTCAGGGGAGGCAGGTTCGCATGAAAATAGAAGGCCAAGAAACAACCAACTGGAGAGCTGGAGCTATGCGCTTAGAAGTCAGCCCCGGAGCGAAAAGATGAGTCTAGCTGAAAGGCCGCCACCCGCAGGAGGCTTGGATGTCCGGCGGTGGGCAGACAGACTGAATGATTACTTGGTGCGAACTAAGTCGAAACTGGTTTTCTATGTTGCCGGGGACTCCCCTGTCGATGACGGGATAATTCTATGGGATAGGGAAGGATACCCGGTTATCTCTAAAGACAACCAGTGGCGGCAAATTGTACTAGCTGACGGTTACGGAGAAATAGCCTGCACTACTAGCCAAGTAGCTACCTCTGCCGATACTGCGTATCAGATACCGTTTAACTCTACCAGCACTAATGGTGGCATCTCTGTTAACGCATCTGACAACACTCGAATAGACTTTGTTGAGGCAGGGGTTTACAGCATTACTGGGCACATACAGATAAAGAGTAGCAGTGCGGCCAGCAAGACAGTGTATTACTGGCTATCTGTAAATGGCACCAGCGTAGGCCACTCTGAGCGCCTGACAGTGCATAACAATAATGCCTTTGCCATTCTTGCAGTAACAGACCAGATAGAACTGAACGCAGGCGATTACATACAGTTTAACTACGCGGTAGATGACGTTAGCCTTTGGCTCGATGCCTCCGCCGCAACCGCTTTCGCTCCGGCGTCTGAGGCGGCTAGAATCAGTATCACGCGATCACGCCAATAATGGTATAATCAGCCCATATAAGACACAGGATTAAATAATGGCCGCAAGTATCAATGAAGAGCTAGAACGCTGTAAGGATTGGATTGAGGCCGCCCTAGAGTATTCTGGAGGCACGCATGAGTGGAGCGACATTGTTGATGGCATTCACTCCCTGAGATACCAGTTTTGGCCTGCTGAAAGAGGCTGTGCAGTTACAGAAATTATTATGTTCCCAAAGAAAAAAATATTTCATGTATTTTTGGCCGGGGGCGAGATGGATCAGATTGTAGATATGAATGACTCAGCGGCGCAGTTTGCAAAAGCGCAGGGCTGTGACGGAATGTCGATAGCTGGCCGAAAAGGCTGGTCTAGGGTCCTAAAAAACGAAGGGTGGACTGAGTCGTTCACCACATTAGCTAAGGAGCTATAAGATGAGTGGCGGCAAAGGCGGAAGCCAAACAACACAAGCAGAAATCCCAGAGTGGGCAAGAGAGCCTACTGTCAGAAACCTAGCGCGTGCGGAAGCGGCTCAACAGATTGGCTATCAGCCATACATGGGTCCAGACCTTGCGGCGTTTAATCCAATGCAAGAAGCGGCTTTTCAGAGCCAGATTGATGCGGCTAACGCATTTGGTTTTGCTACCCCTTCCTCTCCTTTTCAGGGTATGCCTGAAGCGCAGGACTTCGGCGGCGGAATAATGGGCTACAGTGCCTTTCCTATTTTTGAGCAGGCTCAGCAAGAACTGGCTCAAAGAAATCCAGAACAGCAGGCGCGATATGATGCGCTGTTTGGTGGAACCGGGGCACAGTATATGCGCAATCCATTTGCGTCTAGCCAAACATCTAGCCAAGGCGGACCGTATATGTCTAACTTAGGGTCTTTAGAGCAAAACCTAAGACAGTACCCTGTAACAGATTACAGAGGGATGGGGCCTGATCCGCAATTTCCACAATTTCCAGAAGAGGATGAACGATAATGGGTATGGGAGGACAGACTAGAGCGCAAGACACGACTACTAACCCGCAGGCTGCAAACATGAACCAATTAGCCGCGCAGGCTGTGCAAGGCGGCATGGCAGGAACAGTTGCGGCTGGAGGGTATCAGCCAATGAATGTTCAAGCTGGGGCGGTTGGGGATACAGACCTGTCTAGCTACCAAAATCCATATACGCAACAAGTTGTAGATGCTAATGCCGCTGACATAATGCGATCTGCGCAGATGGGGCTAAACACGCTTGGTGCGCAAGCACAGTCCGCTGGAGCATTTGGCGGTTCTAGGCACGGCGTTGCAATGGGCGAGCTTGGGAGGGGTGCTTTATCGAATATTGGGCAACAATCAGCCGCCCTACGGCAAGCTGGGTTCCAGCAGGCACAGCAAGCCGCTACAGGCGATATTAACCGGCAGATGCAGGCTGATCTTGCTAACCAGTCAATGGGGTTACAGGGTGCCAACCTGCAAATGCAGGGTGCGCAACAGCTCGCTAATTTAGGTAACCTTGGGTTTGGTATGGGACGACAGGTCCAGTCAGATCTTATGAATCAGGGTAATATACAGCAGTTGATGCAACAGCAGTTGATTGACGCGGCACGCCAGCAGTTTGCCGGGTACACCGGGGCGCCAGCCTCAACTATCGGGTATGTGTCGCAAGCTCTTGGCGCTTCACCGATTCCTCAGAGCCAGACAACGCAAAACAATCCGGGTCTGTTCGATTATCTGACTTTGGGAGCCAGCGTGTATGGATAGCCTATACAATCCAGAGACAGATAAGGAAGCCATAATGCGCAAGATGATAGAGGATGCGCAAATGGTTGATTACGAAAGCAAGTCGAACATGACCGTTGACCCTTCAGCTGAAATAGCCGTTGGCGATATCGTGCAAGAAATTGCTAATCCCCCCGGCGCTGTATCTGATTTAGAAATTGACAAGCTCCTTGGTGCAACTAGCAGTTATAAAACGATAGACGCTCCAGCAATGGCGCCTTTGCAGAAGCAGTATGTCCCTATGCAAGACAATGCGGTGCAGGCACTAAGCCCCACGGGCATAATGGAATTAATAGAAAAAGCCCGTCAAATGGGCCAAATGTGAGGTTTACTCAATGAGTGCTTTAAGAGATATGTCTGTTGTTGACGTTAAGGCAGAGCTTGAAAGAATGCAGAGGATGCGAGAATTGCAGTCTCCTAAGTCAGGCGGGCTTCTTGATGGCATTTTGGAGCCATCTCAGGGCGCCCCAATGATGCAACCCCCTATTCCCGCTCCCGCAATGCAACAGCCTCCTGCGCCAAAGCAGGGCTTTATGGATAGGGTCAAAGGATTCACTCAGGATCAGACAAAAATGGCTCGGCTGGCTTCTGCATTTAATCAGATGCGAATGAACCCCAGCGCCGCTATTGATCAGCGTGCTAGTGACCTGATGGCCATGCAAGCCGCAAGAAAACAATCTAATCAGACCGTAGAGATGCTGCGAAGATCTAATGATCCGACAGCCCGGCAAGTGGCGGATATGATTGAGGCAAACCCAGCTAACGCAAGCGCTATTTATCAAGCATACGTTACATCACAGTTTAAAGCGCCAAAAGAAACTTACACGCAAATGACTGGCGCACAAATAAACGAGCAGATGGGCGTTGACGCTTACGAGGAAAATGCAATATTCAATGTCGGCGGAGTCTCAGGCAAAGTATCTCAGGTTGGCGGTGGCGGTGTTGCGATTGATCTAGGTGGCGATCAGCAGCCGGAAGGTCTGGTGGCACTAGATAAGGCCTACGCAAAAGATCATCTGGACTGGACTAGAGGCGGTGGCTCAGATATGGCGGCTCAAGTAGCGCAAATTAATACCGTGCTACAGAATCTAGAGGAAGGCGCAGAGCTAACAGGCCCCGCCATTGGCTTGATTAATAATGTTGGATTGCTTGCGCTCGTTAACCCAGATGCTCAGGATGCCAAAGAGCAAGTTGAAGAAGTGGTGCAGAGAAACTTGAGGCTAGTGCTTGGCCCACAGTTTACAGAGAAGGAAGGCGAGCGTTTGATTTCCCGCGCTTACAACCCAATGTTATCTCCAGAGAAAAATATTGCACGCTTGAGAAAGCTGTATCTTCAAATGGAGGTTTCGCGCAAACAGCGTGAGGCGATGGCTGACTACTTTGGCAAAAACTTTACTCTCCGTGGCTATGAAGGCCCACAGCCAAATATTGCTGACTTCTACACCGCGCTGTCTGGTTTGAGTGTAGGTCAGGTCGTTAATGGGTACAAGTACCTTGGGGGTGACCGCATGGTTGAAAGCAACTGGCAAAAAGTAGGCCAATAATATGACTGATCAAAAACCGTGGACAATCCAGAATCCGGATGAGAGGTTGCCTTGGACCATTCCCGATGATGATACAAGTGCCTCTGTTGGCCCTTCAGCGTATACAAATACAATTATGCAGTTACCCGATGGTAGCCGGATTGTGCAAGACGTTGATGCTGGTAGGGTAGCCATTATTGGCCCAGATGGTCGGGTTAACGATGACCAAGAAATGGCGATGTCAGTCTTAAATGAGGCGATGAACAGAACCCGTCAAATAGGATTAGCTGAGCAGGCTCCATTTACTGCTGGCGTTGCCAAAACACTTGGCAGCATTCCATATGTTGGCGAGGGAATTGATGAGTTAGCTGGTCAGTTGGGCATTGCTGACCCACAGTATATAAGAGACTTAAAAAGAGGCGTAGAGGAAGGCTATCCAATCCCCTCGGCCGTTGCCAAGACCGCAGGAATAGGGACAGGTGTTGTGGGAGCAAGCAGGCTTCCTGTTATGCGCACATCGTCTATTCCTGAAGCTGCAGTAAAGTATGGAGCAACTGGCGGATTATTTGGCGCTAGTGAGGGAGGTGTCTCGGGATATTTAGGCGGGACGGGCGGTCCTACAGACCCTAGCAGAATGCAGGGAGCTACAGAAGGGGCCAAGTGGGGGGCTATTTTTGGCGTGCCTTTGGGAATGGCTGGTGGCGCAAGTCAACAGTTTGTTAGTCAGCGTGGCGTTCAAGGATTGGGCAAGAAGATTGCTGATCAACTAGGCGTTAGCCCTGAAGCTGGAACTATTATTGCTCAAAGTTTAAATTTAAATTCCACGTTAGATGAGGCCGTGAACAACATTAGACGCGCAGGCACAATGGGGATGATTGCTGATGCAGATATTGCGACAGCACGCCTTCTTGCCAGTGCCAGTAACTTAGGGTCTCCGCAAGCGGCTAGATCTGCTCAAGTTGTCCCTGAAAGATCTAAAGCGCAATCAGAAAACCTTGTTACATATATGGATGAGGCTTTGGGGGCGGCCCCGGTTGGAACGCAAACAGTTATGGGTCAGGCGTATCAACGCACTGCACCACAGCGCTCACGGGCGTATGACGAGGCATTCTCTACCCCAATAGACTACGCCTCACCGTCTGGCATTAGCTTAGAAAACACCCTTAACCGGGTAGGCGCAATTGAGCCCGCTTTGATGCGGCAAGCTATTCAAGAAGCAAACAAAGAAATGATGACTGCGGGAAAAAGAAACCTGCAAATCATGGCAGACATTGCAGATGACGGAACAGTTACGTTCCAAGAGATGCCTAACTTACTACAGGTTGATGAGCTTAAAAAAGCACTACAGAGCATTGCCGCGCAACAAATAGATAACGTCGGAAGGCAAACACAGGCAGGCAGAAGATACTCTCTGCTTGCTACCGAGGTAAGGGATGCCGCAGTAAAGGCGGTGCCATCGTATGCTAATGCGTTACGGCTTGGTCAATCTACAATTAGGGAGGCGGACGCACTGGCACAAAGTGGAGCGCTTTTAAGAAGAGCCACTTCCGTAGAGGATGTGATAGGTTTGGTGAAAGGCGCTGATCAGCCTACCTCGGATGCTTTGCGCACAGCGTTGCGTTTAGAAATTGACAACATGATGGGTGAGGTTAGGACTAGCTTTTTACAGGGTGGTGATTCAGCTATCAAGCAGGCCAATAAAGTATTGACAGAGTTGTTTGCGCCAAACAATGTTAAAAAAATGAAGTTGATTTTAGGTGATGAAGGGTATGCGGCTTTGCGCCCTAAAATGGATGAAGTTGCCAGCGCATTGCAATTGCAAGGGCAGGTCAGAGAAGGCTCTCAGACGGCTGGTAGGCAACAGTTTGCGAAAAACGTAGAGGATGTAGCTAGGGGTGGGGTTGTTGAGACACTGAAGCGAGGCGAGGTTCCCGGAACTCTTAAAGGATTAATACAAGGCCTCACAGGCGCTACTGATGTCGCTTATGCTGACAAGCAAAATGAGCTGCTTGGGGAGATTGTTCGCGCCCTTACAGAAAAGCGAGGAAAGGACGCAGAGGCCGCACTAATCTATATACAGGAAGCCCTACAGGGAGCGCCGATAACCGAAGCGAAGCAATCGTTTATAGCCAATACTGCGAGAAGAGCTCTTGTTGGCGCTGGTAGAGAACAAGCACCCATAACCGGACAGGAATAAAAAATGGAACTAAAACCATTAGACAGAGATGATATCGAAAACATTGCGAGGACAGCCGTTGAGGACTGTGTTGACTTTGTTGAGTCAGAGATTGCGTTTGACCGACTTAAAGCCCAAAGGTACTACGAGGGCGGAGTTGATATAGGCGAAGAAGAAGGCCGTTCTAGCGTAGTTTCGACAAAGGTGCGCGATACTATCCGGGCGATCAAACCTAGCCTTATACGCTCATTCCTGCAGTCTGACAACGCTGTTGAGTATATCCCTATGGGTCCAGAGGATGTGCAGTTTGCAGAGCAGGCGACCAAGTACATTAATTACAAGTTTGAAGAGCTGAAGGGTTACAAGGTTCTGTACGATGCCTTTCACGATGCGCTGCTTAAAAAGAACGGCATTGTTAAGGCTTACTGGGACACTTCAGTTGATGCTGAGACGTTTACTTTTAACAACCTAAACGACATGGAGTTTACAGCGATTGTTAACGATGATGGCGTAGAGGTCCTAGAGCACACTACGCGCATCGAGATGGAAATAGACCAGATGGGAATGCAGGTAGAGGCTCCTCGCCATGACCTCAAGATCATCAGAATGCAGGACATGGGAGAGCTTAAAATTGAGTCTGTCCCCCCTGAAGACTTTTTTATCGATTCACGCGCCACGTCTATCGAAGACGCTTTTTGCGTTGCTCACAGAACAGAGATGACTGTCAGCGAGCTGGTGGAGATGGGCTTTGATTTTGAAGATGTATATGAGCTTGGCGGCGCTGATGATTCAGGTTCGTTTTCTGACATGGAGGAGTTTGAGCGGACAGGCTATCACGACAGCTACAACGACTCTAACGAGCAAGATCCTTCCATGCGGCTAGTTATGGTCACTGAAGCGTACATGAAGATTGACGTTGACGGAACGGGTGTTGCCCAGTTGCACAAGCTGGTTCTAGGCGGTGACAGCTATAAGCTTTTGAGCTTCGAGCTTACTGGCGTAGCACCGTTTGCTAACTTTCAGATTGACCCAGAGCCACACACATTTTACGGAAACTCTATTGCTGACCTAATCGTTAACGACCAAGACAGTAGCACTGCGTTGCTTAGAGGGGTGCTAGATAACATTGCCCTTACTAACAACCCGCGCACCGAGATTGTTGATGGGGTGGTAAACATTGACGATGTTCTCAACAATGAGATTGGCGGAATTGTCCGGGTTAAGCAGGGAGGCGCAATACAGCCTTTGACTGTGCCGTTTGTAGCGGGCCAGACATTGGGCGCTATACAGTATTACGATCAAGAGATTGATGCTAAGACAGGTGTAAGCAAAACAAGCTTAGGCCTTAATCCTGACGCCCTGCAAGCCAACACCGCAACCGCTGTTATGGCAAGTATGCAAGGCGGCGCCAGTCAGATAGAGATGATGGCAAGGAACATAGCAGAAGGCGGAATGACCCAACTGTTCAAGCTGATGCTAAAGCTGGTTATTGAAAACTGCGATGAGCAGACAATGATGCGCGTTGTAGGCGGAAACTATCAGCCGGTTGATCCTAGAGTCTGGAACAAAAAGATGGACGTCCGGGTTAACGTAGGTTTGGGCACAGGAAAAGAAGAGCAAAAGCAGGCCGCTTTGCAACAAGCTCTGCAGATTCAAATGCAGATATTCCAGTCCTACGGTATGGGCAACGGTGTTGTTGGCATGACGCAGATACGGAACACGTTGTCAGATATATTGGCAATGAACGGTTTGCGAAACAGCGACAGGTATTTCTTGCCTATGGACCAGCAGACAGAAGCGGCTATGATGCAACAGCAACAGCAACAAGCGGCTCAACAGCAACAGGCGTTAACGCAACCAGAGGCGTATGTACAGGCAGAGCAGATCAAGGCGCAGGCTAAGGCTACCTCTGACATGGCTAAGCTTCAGATAGACGCACAGAAGGCCATAGCGGCAGATGACCGGGAACGCGATCAAATGGATCAGGACCTGCTTGTAGACGCCGCAGAGATCTTGGGCAAGTACGGCACCGCAGTAGACACCGCAAGAATTAAAGCGGAGCAGGCGGCTCCTAGATACCCAGACAGCACCCCCGTACAAGCTGTAACGGGCGGTAGATTTTGAACATAAAAGACAAGGCGGCAAGGTTTAGGAATTTAAGCAACGACGAAACCTTTAAGGAAGTCGTTCAAGAGATTAAGGATCAGCAATCAAGCGTGTTCCTTAACAGCCAGTCTCAGATAGAGACTATTAAAGACGCGCATGATATAATCAAGGCGCTTAACTACATCGAGAATCACTTTAACACTGTGTTTACAGACGAGGCGATTTTCGATAAAAAGCAGAAGGATTAGTACCGTGGAAACGACTGAAACTTTAAACGACGGCTCTATTGAGGGAGCTATTGCATCACTGATTCAACCTGAAGAGGAATTGAAGCCAGAGCAGGAAGTAGCAGAAGAGGCTGAGCAGGAAGTAAGTGCTGAGCTGGACGATGATACCAACCCAAGCGAAGGTGAAGAAGAGAGTGAAGGTGAAGAAGAGGAGCAACCCGATTCAGACGATGAAGAGTCAGAATTGGATGAGGGCGAGGAAGAGCCCGATGAGGATGAGCAAGACACTGACAATGCTGAAGCAGAACAAGAGCAACAGACGTTCACCGTCAAAGTAGACGGCAAGAACGAGGTTGTAACCCTTGATGATTTGAAGCGCGGATACAGTGGTCAAAAGTACATCCAAAAGGGAATGCAGGAAGCCGCAGACGCTCGTAAAACAGCCGAATCGGTCTACTCAGCCCTATTGCATGAGCGACAGCAGATTGCACAGCTTTATGAACAGGCGCAAAAAGGTGAGATAGCTTCTGCACCTGTGGAGCCATCGAGAGAACTGTTTGAGACAGACCCTATTGGTTATATGGATGCTAAGCTGAAATATGACGAGCAGATGGTTGGATATCAAGACCAGATGCAAAAATTGGAGGCTGTATCTCAGCAACAATCTCAGGCGCAACAGGCGGCACAGAAGGCATACCTACAGCACGAAATGGCTAACCTTCAAAAGGTTTTGCCTGAGTTCTCGGATGCTAAAAAAGCAGGTCAAATTAAAGACAGGCTAATGAACACTGGAGCAACTGTTTACGGCTACGAGCCAGACGAGATATCCCAGATAGTGGATCATCGAGCAATTAGAGTTTTGCACGATGCGATGCTGTACCGGGAGTTGATGGATGGTAAGAAAGCCGCTGTAGAGAAGGCAAGCCCGGAAAGACGTAAGAGTCGAACGGTGAAGGCTGGATCTAAGAAGTCTAATAGCAATGCTACTGCGCGTAAGAAACAACGACAGAAACTATCCCGCACGGGCTCCGTATCGGACGCCTTAGCTTTAATGATTGAGGAATAATACAATGGCACAACCAGCAAATACTTTTGATACCTATGACGCGAAAGGCATTCGCGAAGACCTGAGTGATATTATCTATAACATCACTCCTGATGACACTCCTTTCTACAGCGCTTGTAAGAAGGTTAAAGCAACTAACACTTTGCACGAGTGGCAGACTGACACCTTACGTTCTTCTGCGGTAAATGCTCACATTGAAGGCGATGACACTTCGGCGGATGCGGCAGTTGCTACCGTTCGTTTGGGTAACTACACTCAGATCTTCAAGAACGCTGTAACTATTGCTGACACTGAAGAGTCAGTAGATAAGGCAGGCCGTAAAAACGAGATTGCTTACCAGACGCTGAAGATTGCTCGTGAGCAGAAGCTTGACATCGAGAAGGCGCTGTTTGAGAACAATGCGCGAGAAGCTGGCAACAGCACTACTGCCCGTGAACTTGCTGGTGCAGGCGCTTGGGTTAAGACCAACCAAAGCATTGGCTCTGGTGGCGCGGCTCCTACTGGTGATGGTACTGACGCTCGTACAGACGGTACTCAGGCGGCATTTACTCAGGCCAAGTTTGACACCGTTATGGAGTCTATCTGGACTAACGGCGGTACTCCTGACAAGGTTTACCTCTCTCCTTTCCAGATGAACATCGCCCTCGGCTTTACTGGTGGTGGTAACTCACGTCGCAACATCGACGCGGCAACCGAGACTGTTTACAACTCAGTTGACGTATATGTTACTCCTTGGGGTTCTGTAGAGTTTACTCCAAGCCGTGAGAACCGTTCACGCGATGTATACATCATGCAGTCTGATATGTGGTGTGTTGGCGTACTGCGCCCAACCAAGAATGTTGGTCTGGCTAAGACTGGCGATTCAACTAAGCGTCAGGTTCTTACTGAGCTTACCTTGGTTGCTAAGAACGAAGCCGCAAACGGTATTGTTGCCGACTTGTCTACTTCGTAAGTTGTAAAAATGTAGTAAACTAAGGGGGCTTCGGCCCCCTTTTTTATGGAGTATGAAATGAAAAGAATGAAAGAAAACGTACACTTTGATAGTGACGGCGAAAAATTTACAATTGAGCGTAAGTACGATGTCAACCCGGCGCTTGAAGAATCACGCATCCTTAGAGACTCTGGAGCTGGCGTTACAGGCGAAAACAGGCTGGTAGGTAGGATTCCTATGTTTATGATCACAGAGTGGATGAAAGAGGCTGGTGTAAACGCTGATGACAATGAGGCGCGAAAAGAGATAATCCGCAAAAAGATGCTGTCTGGTGAGTTCGATAAATTTAGAGTCTGGAAAGGAACATTTTAATGAGTTACAAATATTTTAAGCGCTCAGATTTCGACTGCCAAGAAACCGGCGAGAATGAGATGAAGGATCGCTTTATAAAGAAGCTAGACCATCTTAGGGAGGTTTGCGGCTTTCCTTTTATTGTGACAAGCGGTTATAGGTCCCCTAACCACAGCCTAGAGCGACATAAGGCCAATGGTCCGGGAATGCACAGCAGTGGGCTGGCCGCAGATATAGCGGTCTCTGGCGGGCAGGAGAGAATGGCAATCATAAAGCACGCCTGCGCAATGGGCTTTACCGGTGTAGGCGTTGCTAAAGGCTTCGTCCACGTCGATATTAGGGATAGTAGCCCGGTAGCTTGGTGCTATTAATATTTCTTTTTGACGGGCTTTTTTGCTGTCTTTTTGGCCTGCTTAAAAGCCTTATTTGTGGGAGCCCCTTTAGCGCCTTTTGCTCGCATAGACTCGCCTGACCCTGCTTTGATTCTCTTACGCTTTTTCTGGATGTTTTTGTATAGGGACATTACTTCCTCCGGGACTTGGTTCCTGCGCACTTCCAGCGCTTTCTAGATAGATTGTTTGGGGTGTTTGGGTCATTTTGTTTTTTCTTTGACAGGCCCTTCTTGATGCCCATGCTACGAGCGCAGTAAGAATCACCCTTAGGCGTTCCGGGCTTTACTCTTGAGCCGCCGCCTTTTGCCTTGCCAGCCTGCCCGTAAGAAACTTTCTTTCCGCTTGCGGTAACCTTAACCCTTGCCTTGCCTTTTGCTGGCTTTGCCATACCTAGCACCTTTTGTTGATAGTCGATTATACCAAAAAAGGGCCCTATAAGGAGCCCTTTAAATCGTCTTTTGCTATTGCCGCCAAGCCCAACAACACCACCGCTATACCATACAAAATCACAACAACCTCCACTCATTAATTGAGGCGCGATTGTACGTTTATAATGTCAGGTAAGATAATGAATTAATGTTATGTGCGGTATGCAATGAAAAGCCCGTTGCGACCACAGGTGGGCTAATCCTGCCACTAAGGCGCAAAGGGTGGTACGCCATGGTCTAGGGGGAAATAAGTTAAAAGATCATAACCTCAAGCGCTATAAAACCAAATAGCGCGAAATACACTACAGCGAAGTAAAGCCGCTTGATGGTTATTGTCTCATTTAGCCAATCACTTACTGCATTTAATAATTTGTACACTTTCACCCTCCTCAAAAAAATAACCTGATCCAATCATAAACGCTTGGAACTCTTTTGCCAACTGATCCTTTGTGAGCGCGTCATCGAAGATGGAGACCTCCAATACAACATGGTCTCCAACTTGCGATTTAAACACCCACGTTGGTCTTGGGCTAGAACGGGATCTCATCATCACTAATCGCCTGCTGAGCTGGCTGTGCAACAACTTGAGCCTGAGCTGGTCTATCAGATTTTCCTAGCTGTACATTGTTAACAATACACACAGGCTTTGACCTAGTGACGCCGTCTTTTTCCCACTGCTCCAAGACAAACTCGCCCTGCACAGTTACAGGCGTTCCTTTTTTAAGGTACGGGGCCAGCTTCTCAGCCCGCTCCTTAAACATCTTGCAAGTCACCCAGCTAGTTTTTTCATTGTCTCCCCAGCCCTGTTTAACAGGTACATTCACAGTTCCTATAGCAACACCGCTTGGGGTATGGCGGATTTCCATATCTGCTCCGCAGTTGCCTGTGAATATCATAGTATTAATGCTCATTTTGTATCCTCTAATGGATTGTAGTTTTTAGATAACTGCCAGTATTTTAACAGCGCTTCAAACATCTCAAGATGACGCGAGTGAGATTCTTTGTCCCATAAATGGAACTTTACAACCGAGTGGTCGTCGCGATCAATAAAAATCGACAGCCTCTCGGGGTTTAAAAAATTCATTCCATTGGCGTAGGCAGATAGTTGCATACCGTGCTCATCATACACCAGAGAACTGATTGTTTTTTCTGCGAGATTGTCTTTTGTCTTAAAGTCCACAAACACGCCCGCCGACGAACACAGATCAATTTTACCGCCATACCCAGACTTGCTACAAAAGCTTTCCTCAGCCTGCCAAGACTCGTCCGGAAACACAACATCAAGCACGGACCGCACAGCAAGGTACGCAGGACCCTCAAAACCGCCCTTAAAGCCCTTCTCAATCATTCCGTGGATTTCTGTACCCCGTTCTGCCGCCTCACGGCCAACGCGCTTAGACTCCCTTAAAACAGCCTTTAAATGGCTTCCCTCATCTTCGTAGTCCGAGCGCCTAATGTCTTTAGTAGCCTGAATAGCCTGCAATATTTTCCAGTGCGTTAAGGCGGGCTTATCCGCAATGCCCAGAATAGATGTTACCGAGGGGACCAGATCAAGCTTTCTGGCCTGCCTGAGTGTGGTTTTTTTGGTTTCCCCGGAATCATTCTCGTAGGTATATGCAGGTTCACCGGCTCTGGTGTACCAATGTCCAGCTTCAGCAGTGTATTTCATTGTGGCACCGCCCATGCTGGTAGGGTGTTGATAGTAGTCCCTGCGGGCAAGTAGTAGAGGTAACGCCCTACACCAAATAATACTGCGGCGCGTTTAAGAGCGTCTGAAATACCGCCCTTCTCTCCCTCAATCTTGGTGTCCCCGGCGCCATCACACTTTGTGATCCACTCTCCGTCAACACGGATAGACAGCCTGCAGATAACCCGGCCACTTAGATCTTCATAGTGACACTGCCAGTTTTCGATACCAACAACGTCATCAAGACGCTTCATAACAGCACGCGCATCGATGTACGCCAACTGCTTACCGCCACCACCGGCTCTAAATTTAAGTACGTTAGTGGCGAAAGGAGCTTTAAGCTCCTCCCTAATTTCATCCCAATTTTTCATAGTGTTAACCCTTTCTCTGATTTGTGCGTTGCAATTTGCTCTGCCGCGTACTGGTCGGCAAAGCCGTTGTAGTAATCGTCAGACTGGTTTTTTAACACGCTGTGCCCGAGCAAGCAGTCGTATTCGCCCCTAGCGTAATCATCAAATTCATCTGAATTATTTGAATCAACCCACAAGGCGGTTTGCCAGCCTAAAAACCCATCAGGGCGGGCACGGGTAAAACGCTTTTTGGTAAGCGCTCTAACCTGTATGCAGGTCTCGCCTTTATCGTTTGTATTAAACACGTTATCTATTATCCAACCGTGGCCGTCAACAAAAATGGTGTTGCCTTCTACTAATTTCATAATGGTTCCCCTTAGTTAGTCCGCTCAGTATACACCCCTGACAACATATTGCAAGCGCCTAAAACTATTTGCATTAAAAACAAATATATTGCACCGCCAGATAAGATCCGTTACACTCCGTAAATATTAAAACAACTGAGGTATCAATATGAAATACAGCACTAGAAAAGCAATAAGCGTCGCGCTGGCGTTGCATGGGGTAGATCAAATTGATCTTGCGCACACGACCGGGTTGAGCAGTCCAAGCCTTTCTAATCTCAAGGCTAAAAGTGGTAGCAACCCAACGGTTGGCACGCTTATTAAGATTGCGGATGCACTGGACATTAGGTTAAGTGAACTGATTTCTTATGGTGAGCTTCATGACTAAGCCCGGATTTTACGCCATCGTCCCTGCTGACGTTAGGTACAACAAGTCTCTGCCGATGGGCGCTAGGATGTTGTATGGCGAGCTCACAGCGCTCTGCAATCAAGAGGGCTACTGCTGGGCAACTAACGCATACTTCAGCGAGCTGTATGAGGTGGGTGACAGGACCATCAGCTCTTGGGTTAGCAAGCTCAAGGAGGCTGGGCACATTGATGTTCAGATGATTCTCCGGGAGGGTAGCAAGCAGGTGCAGGCAAGGCACATTACAATTGCTTCTGCTAGACCTATAGAAGAAATTCTGCATACCCCTAGAAAAAATCTTCTAGAGGGGGTAGAAGAAAATTTCCATACCCCCACGAAAAAAACTTCTAAGGGAATAGTACAAGTTAATAATACAAATAATAATACAAGTAATAAGCGCTTTGCGCCGCCCACTGTGTTTGATGTGCAGGTGTATTGTAACGAGAAGCAATACAGCATTGATGCTGAGCATTTTGTTAACTACTACGAGGCTAGAGGCTGGATGCTTAACAAGGTCAAAATGAAAAGCTGGAAAGCGGCTTTGGCTACTTGGGTAAAGCGAGATCAAAACAAAAAAGTACCTGCCAAGAATGCTGGATCAATCAAGAATAGGAATATTGCAGAATCACTAAGTGATAGGAGTTGGGCTTATGAAAGTTAGCAAATCAGGGCGCAACAATTTTAAATTAGTTAAGGAGAGTAGTTGTGGCATCTAAATATCATCCAACAAAAAGAGTTTTTAAGGGAAAGCATCCCTACTTCATAGATGGCGAAAGCTATTCAGTTAGGGAGTTGTCTAACTGGACTTTGCAGTATTGCCCAAAAGGCGGAGTGATTGCAGAAACCCTGAAGGGCCGCTTATATGGCAAAGACTATTGTGAGCCCAAGCATCTTCTATCTGTTGCAGAATATTACGAGCAGAGCGAAGACATAAAAAAATGGAAAGGGTATTGCAAAGAAGCAAGGTTGAGAGTGCTAAATCGACCAAGGCTCGAAGACAACGCTCAAAAATTATCACAAAAGTGGCTCAGTGCCACGCTTTAACAGGGGAAGCGCATGAATGGTCAAAAATGGCTTGTGAACAGTGATCGAACACTCGGCAACTTTATTGCTCACGTTACAAAGTTGCACGAGACTAGCGGTTGGGTTACCTACGGTTGGCGCACAGGTAGGCAAAGAACCGCAACGCAAAACAACTCGATACATTTGTACTGCCGCATGGTTGCTGACGAGTTGAACGACAAAGGATTCCCGGCTTTTCTAGACAGCGCTATTTTGAAAGAGTCTATCGAGATAGATTGGACCCAGAGCATGGTGAAGGATTTGTGGCGGACAGTGCAGGGCAAGCTTTTCCCTGATACTGAGGGCAAAACATCTAAGCTTAGCAGGACTGAGGTAAGTCAGGTTTACGACGTGATAAACAGGGCGCTAATAGAAAAAACATCTGGCAGGGTCTGTGTTGTATTCCCGCACGTCCAAACCCCTATTGGCAAAAAAGGAAAGGCTAATGCCTAAGACTTTGAGGGCGCAGTGCCTCGAGGCCATACAAAAACTGGCACGAATGAAGGGCGCTGATGACGATGGGTTCTGTACTTGCGTATCCTGCCGCAAGAAAGTCCACTGGAAGGAATGCGACGGGGGGCACTTTATACCTAAAGGGAGCTCCAGCTATTGGAGCTTAGAGGAGTGCAATGTGTGGCCACAGTGCAAGGGCTGTAACGGGTTTGGTATGCGCTACGGATCTGCCGAGAGTGAATACACGCTGTGGATGATTGACTACTTTGGGCGGGACTTTGTTGACCAGATGCACCGGGACAAGCGCAAGGTCAAAAAAATGTACGCGGCAGATTATCGAGATCTGTTAGCTTATTTCAAAGAGCAAATTAAAGAGCAAAAAGAGAGGCTAGGATGAATACTGCAACTGAAACACTAATGTTATGCGAAAACCACGGGTTCGATGATTTATGGGCACGGACAGCCGGTATCTGTGATTCTGTAATTTTGCACGGCGCCAGTCCGGGTACGGCTCATGCTGAACTACAAGATATCTGGGAGATTGCTCAGGGCAGGGTAGCTGACAAAATGATACCGCCAGATGAGGATCAGTTGGTGTTGCTAAATCCCACCTTTTTGGTAGACTAACGGTGTTGTCGGAATCCTCCGGCAATATAACTTTTTTTATCGTTTTGAAACTGTTTTACTCCCTTTGGCCTCGCGTTCGCGGGGTCTTTTTTTGCCCCGGAAAAGTAACGGAGTGATTCCCTGGTTATTCCAAAAAGTTATAAGCATATGCAAAATGGTTATTAGACAGTAACAGTTACTAATGTATAATGGCCCCATCAAGACGAGAAACACTAACTAAACAAAGGGCAACAAAATGCAAAATTACGAAGAACGTTTATGTGAAGCACTAGCTAAACTAGCAATTCAAGCTAAGACTTGTAAGGCGGCAGATAAAGCTCATACAGATATATGTGTAGCGTATGAAAATGTTTGGAATTGTGAAGATGAAGAAGGAACTGAAGAATACGACTATTTTGTTTCCTGTTCTGTCATGGGCTTTATTGATCAGGAAAACTTAAAAGACGAGCCATATTATCGCGATATAGCCGCAGTATTTAAAATTAGATAGTAATCTAACCGCCCCCGCGAGGGGGCAATTAAAGGGGAAGTAAAATGGAAAAAATATTTATGGGTTTCAACGCACGACTACCAGAGTATTGCAACACGGATGACCGCCTTGCAGCGCACTGCTTGATCTCTGAGCTGTTGGCCGCAGAGTGTACGGTGACTATCAATGACGGTGAGGATTATTGCCTTGAGCAGTCTGCAGACTTCATCGAGATCCTTGAGGCCATGTCGAGCACTGGTGAAGATATTGTCATTCCCTTCGACAAGGATGGCAACGAACTCGGATGGTTCTACCTGATCTACGCCAACGGTTCTGAGGGCAACCCAATGATCTTGATTAGCGATCTGGTGGCCAACTCTTTCTGCGAAGGGATCTACAACAAGGTTTCTGAGCAACTTGCTGTTTAACCTAAAGGGGTTGCATGGTAACTGTTACCGGGTTATCATGTAGCCTCACTAACGAGATAGGTAAGGGGAACAAAATGAAAAACACTACTTTTGATGAAATTATTGCATGGCACATTCCTAGCGACTGGGATCACTGCCTAGCGTCTTTGCCTGAAGCGGTCTTAGACCATGCAGTGTATACTTGGCTCGCTACGCATAAAACGTGGCTCGATGATTGCTTCCCGGAATGCGCTTATGAGCGCTCTCTGGAGTTGCTTAACGTTCTTTACCGAGACGGGACTGATCAGCAGTTTGCGGAGCTAATGATTCAGATCAGGCAGGACTATTCGGAGAAGCATCAGATAGCCGAGAGAGGTAATAAGGATGTATTTTATTTCAGCGAAGCTACAGGTGACTTTGAAAGTGATAGCCTTATCGGTGCTTTTAATGGTGATCGCCATCTTTCTTTTGCTGAGTGTTACCGCAACGATCTGTACCTATGGCTTGAAGATCGCATTGAGGGTGTTATCCTCGATGAGATGGGGCTGGAACACAACTACGGAGGAGACCTGTAATGACGCAATCACAACGAGTGCTGGATTACTTACAACAAGGGAAAAAGCTGACCTGCCTGAACGCTTTTAATGAGCTTGGCATCACTCAGGTGGCCGCTAGGATTTTTGAACTGAAGCGAGATGGCGAGGTTATTCTTAGCTCAAGGATAAAAGTGAAAAATAGGTACGGCGAAGACTGTATCGTCAGCGAGTATTTTATGGAGGTGCAAAATGGGTAAGGGATCAGCTCCAAGACCAATGCCAGACAAAGAGGCTTTTGATAAAAACTTTGACGTAGTGTTTAACAAAGCATCCGACAGCGGCCCGAAGCCAAAGGCTCAGATAATGCGAGAGATGCGAGAGCGCAGAAATAACGAGGGCATGACCGAGCTTAACATCTGGGTAAACCCGCAACAAAAGCTGGCTATCGAAGCCATATTGCAAGCAGATACAGCCCCATTGCGCTAGTGATCAACTTGTGTACAATATAGCCACGGAGGGCTACCCCCTATGTTCGATTACCTCAAAGATTTATTCAAACGCAGAAAAGGCAAGCCATTGCCTCGCCATATGGTTATCCCTGACACCCAAACAAAACCGGGTCAGTCTTGGGAACATCTCCGCTGGGCAGGACTGTATGCCGTCAAAACAAAACCAGATGTCATTGTCCACATTGGAGACCATTGGGACTTTCCCTCGCTGTCTCAGCACGACGCTAAGGGCAGTAAGTCTTTCGAGGGGCGTAGGTATGTCGAGGACGTCAACGCCGGTATAAGCGCAATGAGAGCCTTCCTAGACCCTATCAGGGAGGAGCAGGCCAAGCTTAAGAACGACAAGAAGAAGCAGTGGAACCCTCGGCTGGTGTTTACCATTGGCAACCATGAGTACCGTATCGAGCGGGCTCTTGATGCTGACGTTAAGCTAGAGGGCCTGATGAGCTATGATGACTTGATGCTCAAGGAGATGGGCTGGGAGGTTTATGACTTCCTGAAGCCTGTAGTGATTGATGGCGTTTGTTATGCCCACTACCATTGCTCAGGTGTGATGGGCCGCCCTGTGTCGAGCCCTGATTTAATGCTAAAGAAGCTCCATATGTCCACGGTGATGGGCCACGTTCAGGACCGAGCCATAGCGTTCAACAAGAGGGCTGATGGTAAGAGATTGACCGGGATATTCGCAGGGATCTTTTACACGCATGCCGAGGATTACCTCAACTATCAGACTAACAATAGCTGGCGTGGTATCTGGATGCTCAACGAGGTGAAGGACGGTGAGTTTGATGAGATGCCGATTAGCCTAGACTACCTAGCTAGGACTTATATGGATGAAGATGAGGTATGCGACTAATGGACAACATCCGCTGGTTAAAAAAACAGGAAAAGCCAACGTCAGGCATGACCTTGACCAGAGTATTTTGTGATGATTGCGGGACCGGCCTAGAGTATTGGCTAAGTAAAGAGCAGGACACAGCATATGGACTTTGCCCTGCCTGCCACCTAGGGGCTCCAATTGAAGTTAGTTGGTCAGAGCAGATACAAGATGACCAATAGTGGTATAATCCAGCCATGAGCAAATTTATCATTGGCAGTGACCTTAGCGACGCGGACCTAGAACTTGTGCAAGAACTAGCTCAGGCGCTCTATGATCGCGACCAGCTACTGCTTGATGATGTGATACACCTATGTAGACAACGACTGGAAAGGGCCTGTAGATGTTTTCAGAGCCCTTGTATATGTGAAGAATGAGACCAACAATATTTACTGATGAGCTTTCGAGCACCATCTGCCGCAGACTAGCACTGGGTGAAAGCGCCCGACAGATCTGCCGTGATGACTCTATGCCTGTGATAAGTACGTTGATGAAGTGGGTAACAGACCCTGACAAGAAAGAGTTTTCGGAACAGTACGCGAGGGCTAGAGACTTTCAGGCTGATTACTATTTTGATGAGATCGTAGATATCGCTGATGAGCTGGGCGATGAGTCTGACTCTAATCAAATCAACCGAGCAAAACTTAGGATAGATTCACGCAAGTGGAAGGTAGCTAGAATGTCACCGCGCAAGTATGGAGACAAACAGCAAATTGATCACACGTCATCTGACGAGTCGTTCAAGCCTACCGTTATCAAACTTGTAGCTGAGCCCCTATCCGATGAGCCAAGCTGAGATATCCCTGCCACCCAAGATCGTAGACCTTTTCAGTGGAGAGGCTCGGTACAGGTGCGCCTACGGTGGCCGAGGGTCCGCCAAGACTAGATCGTTTGCGTTGATGACTGCGGTCCGTGGTTACCAGTGGGGGATGGAAGGAAAGCAGGGCCAGATCCTATGTGCTCGAGAACACCTAAACTCTCTGGATGAATCCTCTCTGGAGGAGGTCAAGTCTGCCATACGCAGTGTTCCTTGGCTTGCCGCCTATTACGAGATGGGCGAGAAGTACATCAGGTCTAAGGACGGCAACATTAGCTATGTGTTTGCCGGGTTGCGCAGAAACCTAGATAGCATCAAATCCAAAGCTAGAATTATCCTGTGCTGGGTTGATGAGGCCGAGGGAGTATCTGATACCGCTTGGCAGAAGCTAATACCTACCGTGCGGGAAGAGGACTCTGAGATCTGGGTCACATGGAACCCTGAGACAAAGCACTCTGCAACGCATAGGCGGTTTAGATTAAGCCCGCCAGAGTCCATGCGAATATCTGAGATCAACTGGCGAGACAACCCATTCTTTCCGGAGGTTTTAGAGACTGAGCGGCTAGAGGATAAAAAGAACAGACCCGATCTTTATGATCACATCTGGGAAGGTCAGATGCTGGTCCACGCTGACGGTGCGTATTATGCCGTAGAGATGCGTGAGGCCACGGCGCAGTCTAGAATTACCAATGTGCCATACGACCGCTCTGTTGGCGTTGTAACGGCTTGGGATCTCGGGGTAGGTGATTCTACCTCTATATGGTTTGCGCAGTTTGTAGGGGCTGAGGTGCGCCTTATAGACTATTATGAATGCAGTGGTGTAGGTCTGGACCATTATGCTCGCATATTGAACGAAAAGGGC